TAGAACCTTTTTTGGAGAATGTTCAAGGGAGACAAGGGATTCAAGATTTTGCCGTTATTTGTGATGAATCTAATAATTCTGGGGAAGTTGTTGATCGTAACGAATTCCGTGGAGACATATATGTGAAACCATCACGTTCAATTAACTTCATTCAATTACAATTCGTAGCAGTACGATCTGGCGTTGAATTTAGCGAAATTACAGGCGGATAATAGTAGTATAAATAATAGTATAAACATAGAAGAATGAGAAAAGACGGTAGCGCTGAAGGGTGTACTTGTAAAAAAGACTTTCTCATTCTTTTTAACATAGCTATCGGACGCGGAAGCGTAAAGGAGAACTCATGGGTGTTTTTTCACCAACAACTTTCTTGGCCCAATTAGCGGGCGGAGGAGCGTTACAATCTTTATTCCAAGTTACAATAACTGTCCCTACTGCATTGAGTAACCAAGGAGGAGTAGCTGTATATCCTTATATGACAAAAGGAGCAACTTTTCCAGAATCTACAATCACTGCAACTCCAATTTCTTATATGGGGAGAGAAATACAGATTCCCGGTAATAGAGAATCTACACAATGGGTAAATACTGTTTATAATGATGAAAATTTTGCTGTTAGGCATATGTTAGATGACTGGACGCAGAACTTGAATAGCGGCCACGCTAATTCAAGAAAAACAAATTGGACTATTCCTTCAGTCTATACCGGTACATTGAAAGTAATTGGGTATGGAAAAGCAACCACACCACCCGATCCTGATGATTCGGCTTCTGTGGAAACACCGACAACCATTGCTACATACAAGTTTCATGGTGTTTGGCCGTCTTCTGTCGGAGAAGTTACTCTTGATTGGGAGACTAATGAAATTCAAGAATATGAAGTTACATGGGAATATGCATATTACACACGGGAAGATGCATAAAATTAGACACATTTTTAAAGGGATAATGTATGGCAATTGAATTATTTGGTTTTTCTATAGGAAGAGTTGATAAGGACGAAAAAAGAAAAAAGTCTTTTGCTCTTCCTGAACCAGAAGATGGTGCACTTGAGGCGGGACCCACAGGATCTGCATATGGAATGCATGTAGATTTTGAGGGTTTAGCAAAAAATGAAAAGGACATGATAGAGAAATATCGCGACATGGCGAATTTCCCTGAGTGTGATCAAGCAATAGATGATGTTATTAATGAAGCGATTGTTACTAATAGAGAGGAAAATCCTGTTAGTATAAGTCTAGAAAAATCAGAACTTTCCGACAACATTAAAGAAAGCATAAAAACTGAATTTACAGAACTGATTCGTTTGCTTGATTTTCGAAAAATTGGATATGAATTACTTAAAAAGTGGTATGTTGATGGTAGAATGTATTTTCATATTATCATTGATGATAAAAACCCCAAACGTGGTATATTAGAACTACGTCCAATAGATCCCCTAAAAATAAAAAAGGTTCGACAACCAAAAATTATTCAAGGCCCTCAAGGTGCTCAACTAGATACTTCTGGATTTCAAGAATATTATATGTTCAATGAAATGGGAATTACTAGTGAAAAGGGGGGAATGACAATTCAAATAGCTCCTGATTCTGTTTCTTATGTTCATTCTGGTATATTAGATGTAGATAGAAAAGTTGTATTGGGACATCTTCATAAAGCAATCAAACCTCTTAATCAATTACGAATGATCGAAGATGCGGTTGTCATTTATCGTATTTCACGTGCTCCTGAACGCAGAATTTTCTACATTGATGTTGGTAACTTACCCAAAATCAAAGCAGAACAGTATTTACGTGATATCATGAATAAATACAAAAATAAACTTGTTTATGATTCTCAAACTGGTGATATTAAAGATGACCGTAAACACATGAGTATGTTAGAGGACTACTGGCTTCCACGTAGAGAAGGTGGTAGAGGTACAGAAATTTCAACGTTGCCGGGAGGGGAGAATCTGGGTGAATTGGCCGATGTTGAGTATTTTAAAACAAAATTATACAAAGCACTAAACATTCCCCCTTCCAGATTAGAACAAGATTCCGGTTTTGTATTAGGTAGAGCAGAAGAAATTTCAAGGGATGAAGTTAAATTTACTCGTTTTATTGAACGATTACGAGCAAGATTTGCTCTTTTGTTTGATGATCTTCTTGAAAAACAATTACTTCTGAAGGGTATAATTGCGGCAACAGATTGGCCTCTTATAAAAAATGAAATAGTATATGAATGGCAATCAGATTCTCATTTTAAAGAATTACAAGATTCTCAAATGATGAAAGAACGATTGACTATTTTGGTTCAAGATATGGGATATAGAGATGAAGTTGTTGGTAAATTCTTTTCTAAAGAATATATTAATAAAAAGGTTCTAAAATTGACGCAAGAAGAGATAGAAGAAATTAAAGATCAGATGGAGCAAGAAAAATTAGAGGGTCAACCACCTGAAGGAGCAGAAGGTGAAGGTGGCGGTCAGCCATGGGAAGAGTATGCTGCAAAGCCCGATTTAAAAGTAATAAGTGGTTAAAGTTTATAAATAGTATAAATATAATTAGATATTTAATAATAGGAGAAGTTATATGTCCGAAATGTCTGCAATTGAGAATATTGTGTCGCTATCCGTTAATAGTGATGCCGCACAAGTAAAGGCAGCAATTAATGATGCCCTTCAACAAAAAGTAATGGTAACATTAGAAAATAAGAAAAAAGAAATTGCCACCTCTTTTCTACATAGAGATGGAGAAGTAGAACAGGAATCCGAGGAAGTAGAAAATGGCTGATTTAGTAACAAGTCAAAAATTAATTGATACAGAAACGAAAACTGTATTTAAATTTACTAATGTTTCTGATGGAACGGGTGAATCGGATGTTAAGAAGATAGACCTTTCCACACTTAATTGGGCATGGCATAATATAATATTGAACACAGCTGGCGGAAATACAGGATTTAAAATTGGAGAATCAATTGTCACAGATAGTGCCGAATATTATATAGTTGTAGATTACAAACCATTGGGAACAGAAGTACAAGTAGTGGGTTGGGATAATACTAACAAAGTAGCAACTACTGCTTTACTTACTGGTAGTGTTGGAGATAATATTATTGGAAGCGTTACGGGAGCGAATTTAGCTATAGTAGGTACTGCTGCTTTACCGGCAACGACTCATTCAGTTATTATCAATAAAATGCAATGGATATGTAATGGTATGCAGGTAAATGTAGAATGGGATGGTTCGACTACAGAAACACTTATCGCAGGATTAAGTGGAAATGGAGTATATAATGGTAGTAATTTAGAATGGCCAGCTATTCCAATAGATGCAGTAGGTAATGCAGGTGGTGAATTAGGAAATATACAGTTTAGTACTGTAGGAGCTGGATCAGGAGATACTTATACAATTTGGATAGAATTATCTAAAACAACAGGATATGATACTCCGCTTTATGAAGAAAACAATCGATTGGGTCATCCAGTTGATTACGTATTAGGAAATAGACCGTAAAGGAGAATAATGAGACTTATTTGCGAAACATTAGAAGATGTTGAATTTATATGTGAAACAGCACCAAGTGGAGCGAAGAATTACTTCATTGAAGGTGTGTTCATGCAGGCTAATGTGAAGAATAGGAATGGTCGAGTATATCCAAAAGCAATTCTTCAAAAAGAAGTTACACGATATGATCAAAATTATATCAAACAAAATAGAGCATTCGGTGAATTAGGCCACCCAGAAGGACCAACAGTTAATTTGGAACGAGTTTCCCACATGATTCAGGAAATAAATGAAGATGGGGATAATTTTATGGGCCGAGCAAAGATTATGGATACGCCTTATGGAAAAATAGTAAAGAATTTAATCGATGAGGGCGCCCGTTTGGGTGTCTCATCCAGAGGAATGGGCTCCTTAAAGCCTGTAGGACGCAATGTTAGTCAAGTACAAGATGATTTTTATCTTGCTACTGCTGCAGATATTGTAGCCGACCCTTCTGCGCCAGCGGCATTTGTCAATGGTATTATGGAAGG